GGGAAGCGGCAGCCCGTCCCCGTCTCGGATTCCTCCGGGTCGGGCAGGGCCGCGCGGGAGAGGTAGTTCTCGCTCATGCCGATCTCCTCGGCGATGGCTTTCAGGGGCTTCTGGTTGCGGTGGATGGTGCGGTACAGGCAGTCTCGAAGCGTCATTCAGATTTTACCCCGCAAAATTAATTGAAATGCCGTTAACGATGTGTATAATGCAACGTAACGTCAGGCAGCTCTGTCCGGCGGCCAGGCTTCCAGGATCTGCTTCAGCTCGACCAGCATGGCGTGATAGGCCTTCGTCTTGCGATGGCCCGTCAACGCGTAGCCGATGTTCGCGCGGCTAACCGGTTTCCCGGTCCGCTCCCGGAGCGCATCCTGGAGAAGGTTAACTCGGTTGCGCTCCAGACCGTGGTCGATCATGAGCTTCCGGACATCCCGGCGAATGGCTTCTGTCTCTTGTTCTGTCATAATTTGCTCTCTGGGGTTGAGAAGTAAACAAATATGATACTATTGTCAAGCAAAATATTTCATATATTTTTATCCGTATCGTAAATGTCTATAAATACAACAGAAAAAAACCTTGCGAAATTAGCAAAAAGAATCGGGATTCCATTGGAACACGGATGGAAGACAAAACTTCAACGCAGACTGAATCAGAAAAAACCAGAAATATTATCAACTTGGATCAGGAGAGGAATACCTAAAAACTTTGTTAATATTTTGAGCGAGGCCGGAATCGACCCGAGGATATGGGAGAAAATCGAAGAATCGAGCACGGTTATCGAGGTGACGGCGACGGAAAACATCAACATGGCCGACGTTGCGAAGCTGAACGAAACGACGCGGCCATACAATGAAGGAGACACGCCGGCAATGCCAATCCAGGCGCTTTACATGAAGCAGGCGGATGTCATGATCGAGATGCAGCGGACGATCAATCGCCTGTATGAGGAAAACATCGACCTGCACAAGAAGATCCACGATTTGCACGAGAAGATTCACCGCCTCGCATCGGAAATCGGCGAGATCAAGACCAACATGTTCCACGCGGCGAGATCCGGAGATATCAACCGGCTCTGGATCGGTCCGCTTCCGGACCCGAAAACACCGAACTGAATTCGGAATAAGGAGTATTCCCATGAAGTCTTTCATCAATTCGTTAATTGTCGCGTCCCTCTTGTTTGCTTCCGCTGATTGCGCTTGCGCTTTTCGATGCGGGAACAATATGATCAGTACGGGTGATTCCGCCGAGATATTGCTTACCCGGTGCGGCAGACCACAAAATAAAAGGTTTGCAACTGAAAAATATCAAAACCGGTGGGAATCGGTCGAAAAGTGGTATTACAATTGCGGATCACAGGATTTCATTTACATATTGACCATCATTCATGATGTCGTCGCCAAAGAAGAAACTGCGGGTCGTGGAACCGGCGCCTCGCGCTGCCAGGGGACAGAATAAAGATACAAGGGACGATCCATGGATAATTGAAAGGATTGCCCATGATGAAATGCCGATCATGCGGCGGCAATATCGCATCTTCCGCCCGCCGCTGCCCGCATTGCGGGAATTATATCTGGAGTACGGGTCGCATCGGATGTGCATTCATCTTTCTTTTCTTATTCATGGTTTTCATGATCCAAGTTCGTCAACGATAGATGGCCGTCCACCTGAAAAACGGCCGGTGGGTGATCGACTACCGGCCCCATGGGCGCTACGGCAAGCGGGTCCGGCTGAAGCTGCCCGAGAGCGTGACGGGCATGGACCAGGCCGTCGAGATCGAGCGCAGCCTGAAGGCCGCCCGCCGGTCCCGCCGAGAAGAGATCCCGACGCCGCAGGACTCGACCGTTGATGATCTCTTCCCCGAATACCTCGCCTGGTACCGCCTGCGCCGCTCGCCCCGGACCGTCGAGGACCTGGAATACACCCACAAGCGGCACATCTCCCGGATCCTGGGCGGCGAGCCGCTGTCCGGTCTCGGCATCTCACACGTCACCCTGTACCAGACCATGCGGAAGATCGACGGCGTGGCGAACCGCACGATCAACAAGGAGCTGGACTACCTCTCCGGCTTTCTGCGGTGGTGCCGGGACACGCACATGATCCTCTGCGAGGTCCCCAGGGACCGGCTGCCGGCGAAGCGGCCGATCCCGATCGTGCTGACCGCGGGCGAGGTGTCGCGGATCGTGGAGGCGGCCGAGCCGATCTACCGGGCTTTTTTCCTGTGCCTCTACGCGACGGCGCTCCGGAAGGCGGAGGCGCGGATGCTGAAGTGGCGGGACATCGACCGGGAGAACATGTCGGTGCGGGTGATCCAGAAGGGCGGGTCGTTCAAGATGCTGCCCGTTCCGGAGATCCTGGCCGGGGCCCTGGAGGGCGTGCCGAGGCACGGGGAGGACGTCAACCCGGAGGGCTACATCTTTTTCAACCGGGCGACGGGGAAGCCGATTTATGACGTGCGGGACGCGATCCGGCGGGCATGCCAGAAGGCCGGGGTCGTCAAAAAGGTGACGCCGCACCTGTTCCGGCACAGTGTCGCCACCCACATGATGGAGCGGAAGATCAACCTGCGGATCATCCAGCTATTCCTCGGCCACACGGCCATATCGACGACGCAGTGGTACACGCACGTCGGCGCGGAGAGCCTGCGGGACGCCCAGGAACAGATCGAGAAACCCCTGCTTGTCCACGCGAAACCGCAATGATTCCGAGGCCCGTCTCCACACCATGAATATGTAACTGATTGATTTCCCGGATTTCCTATCTGGCTTCAAATCCGGTGTGAGGGGCTAATAACCTCTCAGGTGGGTTCGATTCCCATGCACTTCCGCCAACTTACAAACGGCAGAGCGTGGACAGGAAAACGGGTAGTGTCCACGTTTGTCCACATTTCAAAGCCGCGGGACGACAAGCCATAGGGAGGCCGAAAAGACTAATCGCCCCGCGGCAGCCGGGGAGGGGCCGCCGGAGTTTCCACTTTTGCCTTATGGTGCAGTTCTGGTTTCTTGCCGTTTTTCTTTCTCGTCAATTCCCGTCCATGACCATGCCTGTCATCATGGTCTGCCCTTTTCCCAATGCGACGATGCCCCCTGTCCATCGTCTGCGTTTCGTCGGGATAGCTGATCACATAAATCGGAGCGCCCAAACTGACAGGCGCATACATTTCGACGGGCGGCGCTGGGTCGTAATCCGGTGCGGTTGACCCGCATGACGACAGCCCACGGCCGCGCCTTGCAGTCTCCATCCCGGTCAGCGTCCCGTTGCTGAATACCAGAATCTCGACGAAGCCGTCCGGGTCGCAGTCGTAATGCCACCGTTCCCCGTCCGGCGCGTACACTCGCGTCACCGGAGGGCCGCATAGTGCAGCCACCTCGCCCGCGCTGATGCCGGCCGTGATCATTTCCCCGCCGCAGACGATCGCCCATGCGGAGGCAGGAGTCAGGAGCGCGGCCGCGACTGCAATCCTACAGGCCAGAAAAAAGCAACCCGACAGTACAATCCTCATGCATTCACCGTTTCATCTCGCCGTCGCCAGAGCCTCGCGGAACGACGCGCGGAAGTGGCCCGCGAAATTGCTCTTGGCGATGCGGTGGGCGACTTCATAGAAATTGTACCGCTTGGCATAGGTCGGGGTTTTCACGAACATGAAAATCGGCTGGACGGCGCTTCCGGCGGCGAAGCTGGTGCGCTTCCAGATCCCGGCCGGGAGGTTCTGCATCCGGCCCGTCGCGGACAACGTCCCCCGCCCTCTCGACACAAAATATACGAATCCCTGTTTCCTCCGGTTGCCCTTCGCCAGGCGCGCCTTCCTGGCCTCCGTGATGTTCGCCTTGTACCCCTGCTCGCCGAACGCCTGAAGGTAAGAAAGAACCTGGACGATAACGGATCGCTGCACGTTCCCGTAGGCGTCCATCGGGCAGGCCGAACCCGGAACGACAAACCGGCCCTCCGGAAGCAGCCCGACCCTCCGCAGCGCCATCTCGAAGCGCTTCAAACCGCGGTGACCGCCCATGATCTCCGGGCCGAGGTATTTTCCGGCCGGTGTCCCCTTTCCGGCGAACTCCTTCAGGTAAACCTTCGCGGATAGGTCACGCTTCGTCGCCGCCTTGACATAATGAGACGAGAGCGTGTAGGGCGTCGGCCGGTCGAAGACGGCGCGCATTTCCTTCACCAGGGCATCCTTGGCGTCCTGCGCCGTCCGGGTCAGGGCCAGGGCCATCGCAAATGGGAGCTGCCCGGCGGAGACCTTGTCCAGCCGCTTCTGCAACTCCTCGACGCCCGTCACCTTCATCGTGATCATGGCTACGCCTCAAATGCTCACCAGCAGCTCGATGGTCGCCTCGTAGCGGCCGTACAGGGACGGCGATACGGAGACGTTCGGGGCGTTCCATAGCGTCGCCGTCCAGCTCGTCCCGGCCGGGTCCACATAGGTGAAGCTGTGCGATACGCCGTCGATGGCCGTCAGGAACGTGGAAAGGCTCGACCAGTCGGCGGCCGTCATGTCGCGCCAGGAGAGCGTGTGGATCTCCCGGACCAGGCTCTTGTCGTAAACGAAGCGGTCCTCCCCCGCCCCGGCGCGGGCGACGGGCGAGAGCCACTTGCGGGTGCGGCTCCATTCACCCATGTCCGGCAGCCTGCTGAAGGTGACGGAGGTCCCGCCGTATGTGAAGCTCACCGCCATCAGCAGACCTCCAGCTCGATCCGGACCTCGTGCCGGCCGCCGCCGACCTCACGGTGCGCCAGACCGTCCGCGTTGGCCAGGCGGACCGTCTGCGTTCCCGAGTCCGGGTCGGTGTAGGTGAAGGTGTAGCGCGCCCCGCACATCGTCCCCAGGAAGGACAGGAGGTTCGTCATGTCCGAGGCGGGCAGGGCCGCCCAGCGCAGGGAGAAGATCTCCGACGAGCCCTTCTTGTAGCTGTACAGGTCTCCCCCGTCGGAGAGGCTTTTCGGCTGGTGGCGGCGGATGCTCCGGACGTAACCGTCCCCGTAGTTCGGGTTGTGCGTCGGCGACCAGGAGCCCGCAGGGGCCGCCACTCGCGCGAAGGTGATCAGCGCCATCTATTCACCATATTGCCGTATCGCAGCCGGAATCTTCCACTTGTCCAGCTCTTCCATGATCTTTTCGACCTTCTCAGCCTCGGAGATGTTGTAAAGGTGCATGAAGCCGCCCCATTCCCCGGTCCACCCGATCTCCTTCTGTATGTCCAGCACACCCTTGAATTTTAATCCGTAGCGGGCGATGTTGCGGCTCATGGCGTAGTCGTCCACCAGGTGATCGGCCAGGCAGCCGCCGCGCAGCTCCTCCACGATCGGATAGATCTTGGCGATGGCCTCCTCCGGCCCGATGTCCAGCGGCCGCCAGAAGTCGAGGCACCAGTCCGAGGCGATGGCGATCCAGTTGCCGCTGCCGATGTTCCGCCCGTCCCGCAGAAAATACTCGTCGTATTGCCATCGGACCGGGGCAAAGTCGTGGCCGTTGTGCGCCACCGTGTCCTTTTTCAGGAAGACCGTCGGGTCGAACATATGCGGATGGACCAGCGTATCGGCATCCAGAAAGATGTTCCAATCGTTCCCGTGCAGGCGGCCCAGCTCGTGTATCTGCAACTTCTCATAGGTAATCGGCCAATCGGGGAACTTACGATCACGGATAACGTGGAACTCTGCCCCGATCTTGCTCGCCCAGTATTTAATCAACGGGAAGGTCAGCCTCGTGATCCGCTCGGAATAGCCGTTGACCTGCAGGGTGTAGAGGGTCTTTCTCATTGCAGCGTAAACTCCTGGTACAGGTCCCGGTTCCCCGGAACGGTGATCCGCACCGCGACGCTCACGTTCGGCCGGTCGAGGCTGACCACGGCGTCGAACGTGCGCGGCAGGGCGAGCGACATGCCGAGCTGCTTGCGCTTTGCGGCCAGACGCTGCCACTGCGTCGTATTATTCAGGCAGGTCTTCATCATTTTGCCCAGGGTCATCCCCGTTCCCGGTCCGCGCTGGAGGGTGAAGTAATAGCGGTAAAACTCCCCCCATTGCGTGTCGAGCAGCGCGTAGCCCTTCCGAAGCTCGGCGTCGATTTTCTTGATCTCCGCCGCGATCTTCGCGTTTTCCTGCCGGACGATGTCCCGCACCCGCTCGCGGACGTAATTGTCGATCATCGGGCGGGACCCACCGAGGATGCCGCTGTTCTGCGGCAGGCTCGCCCATTCGACACGCAGGCCTTCCATCAGGCCCCCTTCATTTTGGCCAGCGTCGCCTCGATCTCCGCCAGGGCATTGGCGTGTGCCTCGTCCGCCGCGATCTGCTCGTTGTAGATCTTCGCCGCGATCTCGTTGACGACGCCAACGTGCTTCTGCAGCAGCTTGAACAACCTCATCGCTTCCATTCTCATGCCTCCCCTCGTCAGTATTCCCGGACGGTCAGCTCGATCGTGTCGTTCGCCTCGGCCGAGCCTGGCTGGAAGGACACGTTCCGGACCTCGCACAGCAGGCTCGACAGGGCGGAGAGCGTAACGGCGTCGGCGTACTCCAGCTCGGAATTGTCGAGGAACGCCGTCATCCGGACGATCTTCTTCCGGTTCTTGTACCTGGCCAGGTAGAAATCCCGCAGGTCCGCCGCCATCGTCGCCGAGGTCACAAAGTCGAACTTGAAAGTTTCCGGCTTGTCCTTCTGGCCGTAGGCCGTGATGGATGTCGCGTCGCTGGTCGAGGAGATCGCCTGATACGCCTCGTCGCTTGTCAGGCTCCAGTCCTTCTTGTAATACAGGTCGATATAGTTGACCACCTCGTCCAGCGGCGAGCGCCAGATCCGGGTCGTCGTCGCGTAATTGGACAGCATTCCGGTCATGGCGGCCGTCAGGGTCTTGTCGGATGTCAGGCTATCCGTCCGGTATAGCAGGTATGCCTTCCCGGCGGCGAAACGGAACCAGCAGCGGCATTGCAGAGCCATGGATGCCAGCCATTCACGGAGCTTGCGGCGCTCGTTGATAACGACGCCGAACTTGTAGCTGTCCGCTGCGAAGGGCGTAGCCGCATCCGTGGAGAAGTCCGCCACCGGCCATGATGCGTAGGTGTAGAGGAAATGCTTGAAGATATGGTCCGGCCGCTCGATCAGGGCGGAAGCCGACCCGGTGAACGTCCCGCTGCCGTCGTCCTGATAGCCGTCGCCGGAGATCAGGATGTCGATCCCGACGGCGACATCGGCATACGAATCGCTGGAGATGGTCACGGTCCCGGTCTTGGTGGCGGCGCCGGCTTTGGACGCCGTGCCGAACTTGGCTGCCGAGCCCGTCTTGGATGCCGAGCCCGTCTTGGATGCCGAGCCGGATTTGGTGACGCTTCCTGTCCGGTTGGCCTTTCCGGACTTCGTCAAGCTTCCTGTCCGGTTGGCCCTTCCGGACTTCGTCAGGTTCGTGTTGACGTTGACGGTCTGGCGGGCGATATAATTTAATATCTGCACTTCAAATGTCGATCCGTTGACCGTTCCTGTCTTCGTGAGGATGGTCCTTGTGCCACCCGGCCAGGAGCCGGAACGGTTTATATATAAAGGCGATGGGGCGGATTGCGTCCAACCATTAGAAGATATGGTCCCCAGGGTGACATTGCTTCCGCCGCAGTTTGTGTTGATCGTGACGACTGCCGAATTTGCCTGCGGCACCGTACAATTGCCGTGCCAGACCACCTCGTAATACTGGTCATTTCCGGTCGTGGGCAATGTAGGCAATGTGGCGGCAGGAGAGGCGCCGGTTTGATTGACATACCACGGACTGCCGGATGCAACATTAGATTCAGCCTGGACAATGACCGTGTTCGACGTATAGTTGATGTTGTCGTTAATCACGATCCCATCCGCATAGGAGATGTTGTCGTTGATTACGATGCCGTCGCTGACGGCAATCGTGTCGCTGACGGCTATGGTATCGCTGACGCCTATGGTATCGCTGACGCCTATGGTGTCTGACACGCTGATCGTGTCTTGAACGGCAATTGTGTCCACAATCCCGACGGAAACGGCCTTCGCATAGGACACATAGCCCGGAAGCGTGACGACGGCCTTGTCCTCATATCCAGCCAGCTCATCTCCGGTCTGCCCGGTATAAACAGTCGCCAGGGACGTGACATCCACCGGGACGCCGTTGACCGTCGTATATACCGCGTCGATCGCCTTGACGGGGTGATCCGCAAACATATAGACATGCGTTGCCTGTTTCTCGGTAACCGTCGATCCGGCGCGGTGGGCCACGTTGTCCGTCGTCGAATATCCGCGGGTGCATCCGGTGAAATTATTTCCAGTTATGCCCCCGATAACGATTTCTTCCACATCAATGATGATGTGATCCCCGGCGTTGAATCCGGTGGAATCGCTGACGGCTATGGTCGTGGCAGCATCCGTGATCGCCGACGGCAGGCTGGTGATTTTCCCCACGTCAAGGCGGATGGCCGGGACCTTCTCCACGGACCCGTAGAGGATCGGAAGGGTGTAGCCAACGTCGTTCAGGTAGGCGTTGGAATAGTCCGCCAGCGACAGGACGCGGCCGACGGACTTGTCCAGGCGCGTCCCCTCGTCCACGAGACTGACCTCGTAGGTCAGCTCGTCGGTCCGCACGAAGTCGATGATGTTGCCGCTCCACATGAGGACGGGCGGGTCCGTGGAAGCCGTCAGCCCATCGAACCAGAGGTAAAGCTCCGCGTCGAGGGTCTCCACGGCCTGGCTCCAGAGAAGGGTGTGGAGGTTCGGCGAGGCGTCCGGGTCGATCAGGGCGGTGACGGAAAACTCGGAGACGATCGGGGCGTCAAACTCGCTCGCGATGTCCTCGTCGATCCGGCCCCAGGCGGCGATCCAGGGAACGGTGGTATAGTTGGAGCCGCCCCAGCCGTTGATCGTCACGATCCGGTCGGAGAGGCAGAGCGTCCCGGTCGTGAAGGGGATCCGCAGAACCCAGACCGGGGCGGCCCCGGTCTTCTTGTTCTTCTCGGTGTTGAAATTCGTCGTGAAGGTCTTCATGCGCCGACGGCCTCCAGCCGCCGCATCTCCGCGCGGAGCGGCTTGACGATCTCGCGGGCGAGCTGCTCCGGGGACTTCCCGCCCCCGCTGATGCTGATCGACGGGGAAAAGTGGATGGTCTGGCCCATGGACTGCGCCTGCTTCTTCGGGATGACCGCCTCGCCCTCGTGCAGGCGGAAGGCACCGGTGTGGGGGACGTAGCGCGTCCCGAAGGCGTAGGACGGAAGGCCCTCGCCGTAGGACAGCTCGTAGCCGCCCGTGCCCGGCAGCGCGTATCCTTCGGTTGCGGACGGCAGCGCATAACTGCCGGCAGAGGCCGCGCCCTCGCCGAAGGACTCCCATGAGACGCTTCCGCCTTCATACCCTCCGGATACGCCCGTTCCTGCGGAGACGCCCGTTCCGGCGGCAACCGCCGCGCCTTCGCCGCCGACCTGCTTGATCTGGACCGTGACGGTGTAGGGCGTGCTGACGAGCCGGTTAAGCTCGGCCTGGATCTGCCGGATGGCCGGGGTCGCCGCGTCGTTGACCTTGATCGCGATCTCCTTGTCCAGCTTGGCCAGTTCGTCGGCGACCTTGAGGATCTGCGCCTCGTACTCCGTCATGGCGGCCTTCGCCTCGTTCATGGCGGCGGCGAGCTTGGCGCGGCTCTGCTCCACCTGCTCCATTTCCGCTCTTTTCCCGTCGATGATCTTCTGCTGGGCGGCGGCGATCTCCTCCTGGACGGAGGAGACGTTCCGCATGGCCTGCTGGATCTGCTGCTCCGAGGTCAGGATGACCTCGTTCTTTGCGACCCACTTGGACTGCGCCGTGTCCCACACCTGGCTTTCCGTCGTCACCTCGCCCGTCAGGGCCGCGTACTGCTGCTTGACCTTCTCCAGGGCGGCGACCTGCTCGGCCCCGGAGAGCCGGTTGGCGTCCGCCCGCGCCTGCTCGATGGCCTGGAGCCTCATCGCGTAAATCGACTCGTCCGTGGCCGCCTTGCCCCTGGCCTGGGCCAGTTTCGTCTGCAGGTCCAGCATCGTGGCGGCGTACCCCTGCTGCTGGGCGCGCTGCTCCTTCTCCAGGGCGGCCAGTTCGGCCGTGAGCGACTTCATTTTGCCCGTGGCGGCCTGGTGCTGGGCGGTGAGCGTTTCGTAATAGGTCTTCCATGCGGCCAGCTTGTCGGCGATGAAGGCCTTTTCCGCCTTCAGGACCTCCGTTTGCTGCTTCGCCAGGTCCGCGCCGGAGACGTTCGACTTGGCCATCAGGTCCATGATCTTCTGCTCGCCGTCGATGCGGGCGTCGTAAACGGCGGTCAGCTCGGCCAGGTAGCCCTGCAGGGAGGCGCGCATTCCGGCGATCGTGGCGCCCTCCGCCTTCAGGGATTCGCCGTATTTCGACTGCGCCAGCTTCAACTGCTCCTCGCCGACCCTGGCCTGCGCCTGGGCGAGTCCCTGAAGGGCCTTGGTCGCATCGGAAGCCGCCTGGGCCTGCTTGCGATCCGCGGCGGCGATCTGATCCGCGGCGGCGGCATTCTTCGCCATCGCCGCCGTCAGCTCCGCCGTCGAGGACGTGGCCAGCTTGTAGTATTCCGCCGAGCGCTTGACCAGCTCGTTCCGGGCGCCCCAGGCCGCCTCGGCATTTTCCGTCTGCCCCCACAGCCGCTCGTTGGCCGCGACAAGCCCCAGGACGCCGGCGGCGAGGTAATTGAACGCGGAGGCGGCGAGCATTCCGGCCCGCAGCAGATTGACCCCCATCTCCGTCTTCAGGTCCTTCATCTGGATCTCGAAACGCTCCATCTTATCCGCCAGGCTGTCCGTGCCCTCGCCGAGCTGGGACTCGATCTTGGCCGTCGCCGTCATGATGGCGTTGTAGGCCTGCATGGCCTTCTCCGCCTTCGTCATGGCCTTTTCCTGATTCTCCGTGGCCTCGGTCATCTCGGTGATGCCGATAGCCGCCGTGATCGACCTGGTGCGGCCCGTCTCCAGGGCGGCGGCGAACTGCGCGAAGGCGTCCTCGACCTTGACCCCCATGAAGTCGGCCAGGACCTGCGCGGAATGGGCCAGATCCGTGAGCTGCTTCGGCGACAGGCCCTTGGCGAGACCGGCTCCCGCAACCTCCGCCGCCTTGCCCATGCTGATCATGCCGTCGGAGGCCCGCTGGATGCTCTTGACGATGCTGTCCGACGACTGGCCGTACTTACTGGCGAGGGCGTCGAGGAGCTGCATCTGCTCTATGTAGTCCGCAGCATCCCGCATCATCCCCCAGGCTTCGCGGATCCCAACCGCCGCTGCCGCGACCGCCGCCGTGACGCCGACCCACTGCGACTTGAAGGCCGCCCAGTGGCGCTCCATCTGCGATGCCGCGTCCTGCGAGGCGGATTTCAGGTTCTGGATGCCCGCCTTGGCCGAGGCGACCGCGTCGGCCGTCAGGTCCTTGGCCGAGATGATGTAGGAGAATTCTTCAGAGAGGTTCGCCATCGTATTTCTTCTCCATCAGGAGCCGGGACCGCTCGGCCCGGAGCAGGCCGAGGCGGACCCAGTCGGAATTGGTCAGCTCGTGGCGCTCCAGCGGGCAGCCCGCGTCCAGAAGCGAGAGGAAGCGCATGAGGCGCTCCATCGCCTGCGGCTCGCGAAGCTCACGCCCCCACGGGCAGATCGGGCAGAGCGATTCCACGACGAAATCGGCCGGGTTCTCGTCCCAGGCCTCGCAGTCCTCGCATCCGGGGACCCCCTCCCGCTCGGAGAGGAGGCGGAGGTCCGCGATCAGTTTTTTACTTCGACCTGCTCGACGGACTCGAAGGCCTTGAAGACGATGTCCGACTTCAGCCGCTCGGGAATTCGGTCCAGCGTGTCCAGACCGAGCTTGCCCTGGCCGTCCTCCAGGTTGTCGATCCGCAGGACCAGCCGGTCGAACAGGGCCGCGCGGGCCGCCGTGGCGTTGTTCCGGAGCTTCTGGTTCCGCCCGATGGGATACCGCTCCGCCTCAAAGCGGTTCCACTCCTGGTTGGTGGGTTCTCGCAACTCGATCAGACCGTCCTCTCCGATCTTCACTTCAATCGACGCACCGATCCTTGCCATTGAAAATTGCCTCCCTTCCGCGATTATGCCATGTACGCCGCCTGGGCGTTGTAAACGTAGAGCTGCACCGCCGGGTCCGTGCCGTTCTCGAAGACCTCGTATTCCAGGTCGCAGCTCACCTCGTCGTTCGGGCCGCCCTTGGGGACCGGAGCCTCCCGCAGCTTGCAGCGGGGAATGATGAGCTGCATGCCGTAGTACATCGTGCCGGTGACGGCGATCAGAGCGCCCTTCAGGTCGAACTCGACGGCCAGGGCGTCCTGGGCCGTGAAGAACCCCAGCTCCGTCGTGGAATCGAACAACATGGAGAGCTTCAGCTCCGCGCCGCGCCGCACCCGGTCGATGTCCTGGTAGACCAGGCCGCCGCCGAAGCCGTACTGCCCCCGGAGGTTGTTCTTGAACTGGAACTCGAAGGACTGCATGCGGGCCTTCAGGTCTTCCGGCGTGGCCGAGGAGATGTTCTCCGCGTCCTGCGTGGCCGGGGTCGTGATGGAGACGTTCGACCCGTTCTCCATCCAGACCTTGCAGTTGGACAGGATCATGTAGGACTCCGTCAGCGGCGTGAGGGCCGCCGTGGCCGAGGCCGTGCGGGTGCCGGACCCGATCATCTCGCAGTCCAGGGCCAGCGTCCCGCCGGCCGTCCCGGAGAGCTTCAGGGACTCGCCCTTGACGCCGTCGTACTTGTACTGGACGCCGCCGATCTTGTCCTCGACCGTGATCGACGGGATCGCCGAACTCGCCGCGATCGGCGTGATGTAGTGCTTGTATGCGGTCAGCGCGCCGTCCTGCGTGCTCGCGCATGATCCGAGGACCAGCGCTCCGAGCCCGGCCAGGGTGTTGGGCTTGCACTTCGCCTCGCGGTACACCAGCTTGACGGCCTGCGCCATGATCTGCTGGTCGTAGCCGAACTCCTTGGCCGTCAATTCCTCCTTGTCGTTGCCGATCTTGTCCGGCCAGGTCACGTCCAGCTCGTAGCCCGTCATGGCCGTGCCGGTTCCGGCGGTCAGCACGACACCGGCGTTGTACGTCGCTTCCTTGGAAAACAGGCTCATCATCGTGAGCCTGTCCCATCCCTTTTTGGTGATCATCGCTCCATCCTCCTATGTGTAATTGTCGAACGGGTCTGTCACATAACTCACGACGAACCTCAAAATCGCCCCGGCAACGCGCCGTTCGTTCTGCACGACGGTAATGCTCTCGCCCTCGCCGTACCCCGTATCGAAGGCCAGTCCGCCCCAGGTCCGGTCGGAACCGACCGCCTTGACCACGTCGGCGACGGCCCGCCGCATATCCGTCGGGGCCGCAGCTCCGGACAGGATCAATTCGATCTCCAGATCCATGCGGTGGTCGTGCCTGCCGACGGTGATCTCCAGGGCCTCGTTCCGGTCCCGGTACACGACGGCCGGAAGATCCGCCTCGTCCAGCGGGATCGAGCGCCACTCGTGGACGCTCTTGCCGAGGTCCAGCTCGTAGCCGTTGGCGACGAGCATCGCCTTCAGCCGGGTGTCCACCTCCGTCATGATCTGCTGCCGAATGGAGGTCGCCATCGCCTAATCCTTGCTCAGCACGAGCGTTGCCACGAGGCCGTCCAGGTCATAGGCCACATTGACGATGTTGTAATATGTCCCGTCGATCTCCAGCCCGTCGCCGATGGCGACCCCGGACACGGCCGACGCCGCGCACTGCGCCTGGGGGACATACTCCGCGACCTGATCGTCATATACCGCCAGGGCGCTGCGCGGATTGTCGAAGATGACACTGACGGCATGGGCGGCGATTCCCTGCCACCAGGTAGCCGCCTGGGCGAATCCGTCTTCGTCAAAGAACGTCGTCAGGTCATTCGACATCTGGTCCCGCAGTCCCATTTCAAAGCACCTCCACCGTTGCCGTGCCTTCGATCTTCTGGCCGTTGGTCGTCGTCACCTTGACAACGACGGTGTAGGTTTCCCCTGCCGTCCCGCCCTTCAGCTTGTAAATCGCCGTTGTCTTGGTCGTATGCACGGCGGCGTCGGAGATCATGGTGGATGATTTGTCCGTTCCGCTGGAATCGAGGCACGTCACCGCAACGCTGGACAGCTCCTCGCCCGCGATCAGTCCGTCCTTGCCGTCCGCCCTGGCGAATGCGTAATACCGCCAAAGCTCCTCATATGCGTACTTCTGAAAGTGGGTCATTGTCGCCTCACGCCGCCCGCTTGAACATGATGTCCGTGAACTCCCGTTTTTGAATCGTGTCCGTGAACTCCCGCGCTCCGATCGTCTCGCCCAGCTCGACCGTGTCCGGATACGCCCCGCTGTATTTCAGGTCGACCGCCGTTCCCGCCAGGGCAATGCTTCCGGACGCGGCGGCGATTTTCCGGGCCGGCTTCAACGTAGTTGCCGTTCCGGCCAGGGAAAGCGCCCCGGACGACACGACCAGCTTCAAGCCGCGATTCAACCCGGCTTGCGTCCCTGCCAGCGACAACGCCCCCGATGCCGTGGCGAGCTTTCTGGCCGTCCGCAGGACAACGGCCGTTCCATTCACGGCCAGGCTGCCGCTTGCCGTCGCCAGTTTGCGCGTGGCCTTGAGTCCCGCCGCCGTGCCGGAGAGTGACAGGCTTCCGGACTCGCATGCCAGCGAGTAGGAGCCGACCTTCGTCAGGACGACTGCCGTCCCTGCCAGGGTCAATGCGCCGGAGGCGGTGGCCAGCTTGCGGGCGGCCTTGAGCGCAACGGCTGTGCCGGAGAGGGCAAGGCTTCCGGATGCCGTCGCAAGCGTCCTCGTTGCCTTCAGTCCGACGGCTGTGCCGGACAGCGCGAGCGAACCGCTGGCGCAGGCCAAACTGAAACTGCCCGTTTTGGTCAGCGTGACGGCGGTGCCGTTCAGGGTCAATGACCCGCTGGCTATTGCCAGCTTTCGGGTTGCCTTCAGAACGACTGCGGTGCCCGAAAGTGCCAATGAACCGGAGGCGCAGGCAAGGGCCTTGCCCGCCTTCAGCGCGACGGCTGTTCCAGACAATGACAGCGGTCCAGACTCTGCCGCGATCCTGTACCCTTTTTTGAGGGATACAGCCGTTCCAGACAGGGCCAGCGAACCGCTTGCCGTGGCGAGCTTGCGCGTGGCCTTCAGTCCAACAGCCGTGCCGGATAGTGTTAAAGAGCCGCTTGCACAGGCAAGCGAGAACGCACCTGCCTCAACCCATGATCCGTCAGCCCATGATCCCGCTACCCATGAGCCGGATGCCCAGGCCGCTCCCATCGGTTAGGCCGGACCCCACGGCGTAGCGCCGCCGTCTCCGGTTACAGCCGTGCCGTTGATTTCCTTAATGTCGGCGGCCGCGTTTCCGCTCGCATCCACCGCGATTGCCGCCGTTCCCTGACCGACATAAGCCCCGACCGTGACCCCCGCC